TGTTAATCAACAACTCCCTATTCTCATTGTTCAATATATCAATAACAGGCACCTTCTGTCCTGCTTCATAATCAACAAGTTTCTCAGGCTTCAGCGTCACTTCAAAGAACGGCTCGCCATACTTTGCAATCCATCCATTGCCTCTCTGTTCTGCATCATCAACAGTCTCAATATCTGAGAACCACTTGACAGCTTTGTAAATTCCGTACTTTCCCTGGCTGATTGCATCTTCAACTTCAACAGGATGAGGAATAGCATTGATGTATGTAATCTTCACATTACCAGAGCCTACTGCAGGTGTCCAATTATCTGTTGTGAGAATCTGCTTATTATCCTTATCAACAGTGTAATCATAAACTCCTGATGTTGAGCCTTCAACTCCTCCTATCTTCAAAGTGCTGCCCTCAAAAACATAAGTTGAAACAGGCTTCTTTGACAAAGTAAAAACCTGATTAGCTGTACCATCTCCATCAAAATACTCATCATCCTGAACTTCCTGTGTTGCTCCTCTGACTTCAAGTTTGTTTATACATTGTGCATTGTCCATCTTCCACTTAGGCAGATTTGAAACATTCTTGTTAGGCCCTCCAACATACAATGTCTGAGCATTTGTCGTGTATCCTTTTGGCTCGAAATGTACCTTTCCATCATTAGCATCATAGTAAATCTGATAATCATAAATGTCAGCTATAACCTGAAGTCTAGAGAATACATCTGTTCCGTTGCAAATGAATTTCTTTATTATCACTGCCTTTCCTGTATCAACAACCTCAGCAGTCATTCCTCCCCACGTCTCAATTAAGTCCTTAGCAATATCACTTCCCTTGCTCTCCGTTGAAGGAAAGTTCACTCCATCATAAGAATATGTTACAGAAGCCTTGACAAGCTGAATCATCTGGTCGTGAGCATAAATTGTGACATATGGACCCTGCTTGTCAATCCTATCAATGAATCCATCAAAAACATTCTGGTCAGTAGCTGTTGTGAATCCTCTCTTGATTGTGATAGTGTTTCCATTTCTCAAATCAGGCAAGTCATCAAATATGTATTTTGTAACATCTATGGTTGCATCTCTTATTTCATCACCAAAAGTCTCAACACTCTTCCACTTCCTCAATCTAGTATTGCTTATATCAAGCCCATCAATCTTGACTTCCGTAAGCATTTGCTGTGCCATTATATTGCAGTACCTCTTACCATCTTCAAACTCCAAGTGCATTGGAATCCAGGAAGGTCCCATACAATCGAAACACTAGACACCATCACAGTCAAACTATCTCCAAACTGGTCTGTGAATACAATCAATGCCTGGTCTCCTGTTGTCAATGCAAGCAAAGCATTAGCCTTGGCTTGTGCAGTTCCATTTCCATCATCAGCAAAGCTTCCATTTGCACTTACAGTCCTGACAACTCCAAGCATATCAAATACTTCTGTTTCACTGCTGTCTCCTGTTGGCATTGGCAAAGGAATGATATTTGCACTCTCATCATAACTGATGCTATTACAGCCGTACAATGTTACGCTTCCTATTTCCGGTATTTGTAGTGTTGCCATTTTTAGATTCCTATTGATTCAGTTGTTCTGCCGGACAATCCTCTCTGCATTGCCTCTTCCACAGCCCTTACTATCTTGTTAATCACAGCTGTGTCAATGCTTGAAGCATCCAGCGCATTCACAGTTACATTCACTGTTTTGCTTCCTCCTCCGAAACTTCCTGCAGGACTAACGAATCCTGACCTTGAAGGTGTAATCAATTCAGGGCCTGCTTCGCCAACCATATAGCTTTGTCCAGGAGAAATAACTCCTCCGTGCTGTCTGCCTTCTTCCTTTTCTTCTTCCTTATCCTTTTTGAATATGTTAAAAAAGCTCTTTATCTTGCTAAAAATCCAGCTTCCTATACCTGACAGCACATCAAATGATTTATTGAAAATGCTCTTCAGCAAGTCCCAAGTCCAGCTCCCAATATCCTTCAGGATTGCATAGCTTCCTGTGAATATCTTTGTCAGCAAATCCCATTTCCATTTGCCAATAGCCCAGAGAATCTCAAAGGTTCCTACAAATATTTCCTTCAGCAATATAAATGTCCATTCTCCCAAGGTCAGCAGGATATACATTGATGATTCAAATAAGTTCTGAGTGAATTCAAGGAACCACAATGCAAGCTCGTTAAAGTCATCAAGTTGGAATCCATCAGTGATAACATTCTTAATTGTGTTCAACAATATGCCTGGCAACTCCATCAAGTTAGTTGTCAATGTCTGAATCCAAGTTGCATTATTTTCTATAAAGGAGTAAACAGCATCTGTCACAGGAGTAAGGTCAATGCCAAACACATTGAAAGCCAACATATCAATCCAATTGATAGTGGACAATGCTAGGTTCTTGGCAGCCTCAACAACGAAGTTGAATGATTTCTCAAGAAGCTCAGCTCCTCCAGTAATTATGCCTCCAATAAAAGCTCCTGGTCCTCCACCAATAGCCCCTCCAATTTCAGCCCCTCTTCTTCCTTCTGCACTTATTTCACCAACTGCCTTCTTCGTATCTTCAAGCACAGTACCATCCTGAAATGCCCTCAGGAGCTTAATAGACAGTCTCAGAAGCATTATTGCCATAGGTCTCAGGAATACATCCATAATCATAGCAATAGGTCTTAAAAACAACGTAATGCTCTTACTGATAATCCCCATAGTTGCCTGTAATCTAGGGCTTGAAGCCACTGTCTTTTCAAACAACTTCTTCATTCCTGTAAGCACAGCTGTAGCTCCAATCATTCCTGCAGCAACACCCTTAGCAATGTTTCCAACACCAGCCAAACCTCCAGCTCCTCCGCCTCCTGCAGGAGCTCCCATTCCTCCGGCAACAGCTCCAAGACCGCTGGTGTCAAATACAATTTTTGCTTTAATTACATCTTCTGCCATTGTTATTTCCTCTTATCATTCATATCGTCTATTTCTTTCTTCTTCACTTCCTGATGAATCATCAACAATCTTGATACGGTTGCATCATCAGTTTCAAAATAAACCTGAGGCGATTGATGAAACACCCTGCAAAAGGTGTACATCCTTAATGCCTCATTTATCCTGATGTCTGTGTTTCCGGAGTTTCCGGATTTGCTTCTGATGATGCTTCGGACTTTTTTATATCCTCCTCCGTGTCCTCTGGTTGCATCAGTTTCTTCAATCCATCAACGATAAGGTCATACTGTGCAAAATCCAAACTGTCAAGAACGTGCTTGACATTCTGGGTTTTCCAAGGATGTTCCTTGATACATAAAGGCAATAGTTCTACCATCATCTTTACATTATTCAAGGTGCCATTCTCAACGGCGCTTATCATTGCTTTATTTCTAGCTCCAGCCGTAGGTCGTCTCAAGACAACCTTTCCTTGACTAAGCTCTACTGTGTTTTCTTCCATTAGGTTTCACCTCTTTCTTACGTCACCGTGTACCACCTGCAAGGCACTTTTGCTGCTCCGTCAGTCAATCCTGCCAGTGCGTACCCTGTGATTGTTACTTCAATTGCTCCAGCTTCAAGCTCAACAGGTGCTGAGTAACTCTCAAAATAAACCCCTTCAAAGTCGAAATTAACAACTCTGTCTCCTGAAACAGCTCCTTCAACAAGGTCCAAGCTCAGAGCAACAGCTGTGTTTTCAGCTCCTGTGTTTGGCGTTGTTGCTGTAGGCACTCCTGTAAATACGATACCTCTTGCTTCCAGACCTGACAATATGCTTGCAGTGTCATCAAAGTGAAGCTTCATAGTCAGAGTAAACTCATACCTTCTCACTCCTGCAACTGGCTGGTTAATCAGCCTGCTTCCCATTGTCCTGTATGTGAATATGTTATTATTGCACGTCAATGACAATGCTGTAAGAGCTCCGACTGTATCCGCATTCACTGTCACGCTTCCGTCAATGAAAGTAAATGGTCTGTTCACAGGAGGAACATAAGTCTCCAATGTTGTTGAGCTTGTGCCTGTCCTTCCAATCCAATCAGAAGAAATCTTTACGGTCTCTCCTAGATTTGTAGTCAAAGTGAATGTGTTAATTGTAACTCCATCATATGTCATCACATCATCATTCGCTCCACCATTGCTTCCAACTTCCAAAGTCAGTGTCTTGACCTGTCCTGCACCATACCCAATCTCATTTGCTTCTGCAATCTCATATGGGTCCCCTGCAGTTCCAGCTCCTGATAGTATTCCAATAAATCCATACTGCAAGAAGCTTGGGTCTGTCAGCTCCCATCCCATTGAGCCTACACAATCAAGATTTCCGTTGACAATATGTGTCGCATTTCTTCCTTCTCCAATTCCGTGAACACGAATCATATTGTTTGTGATATTTCCCGTGAAGGAACTCACTTTGTCCACATAGTCGCTTCCAGTAGGAACTCCAGGTGTTCCGAATGCTGTGTCCTCTGCGAATATAACATATGTGTCCAATCCTTTATAGAATGCTTGTGTCATTTAGCTTACCTCCTTCAAAATTTCTTTGATTAGCTCTTCCTTATCTGTGTCTTTTGCTTCAAGCTTATGCTTCTTCACATAATCCCTCAGCCCACTCATACTCATCTTCTCAAGTTTATCCTTGAGCTTTTCTTCCTCGACAACTCTATTCTCAGCCTTTGGTGGCCAGCCTTTTTGTTTTCCCCAGTTTTGACTTGGCATCTTAATTTCCCTCCGTTAATTTTCGTATATGAACCTGATTATAAAATCTTGGTTCCTTTGCATTATCTTATCTTTCCCGAATGGGCTTACAATAAGAGGACCCATTGCAGTTGGCGTAATGAATGTACTATAAAAAAAGCTCTTCTTGTTGTCCATAATTTTTGACCTGATGCTTGCAATCAAAGCCTCAACATCATCCTGGTCCTTGTCATAAGCAACAACACTTATTAAATATTCAGTCCAGTTGCTTCCTGCACCCAACTCCATCTCTGTTGTGTCTCCGCTAATGATGTCAAATGCAATTCTCGGAAAGCTTGAAAGTTTAAGATATGGCTGAGGGAAGTCAGGATAAATCTTGTCTGTGCTTCCTTGGTCATAATTGATAACATAAGCTCCTGTCTGAGCGCTTGTGAATGAAATAACTCCTGTTGTCATATTGACAGTGTAGTCAGTTCCAAATACCAGAAGGATGCTTGCAACAGTTATGTTCCTGACATTCTTGACCAAGGTAGGATTAACAGCAAGAGTATGAGTGTTTGCACCTGCGAATGTTCCTGTATCTTGAGAGGTTGTCACACCTCTAACAGATGTGCTTATTAGGTCTGCATTCCTAAGGAATACAACCAATTCTTGTTTTATGTCATATATGCTTATTTTTGCCATTCTAATCCTCCTGGATTATTTGAATGCACGAATCAAATTATTCTGTACAATCGGAATCACTTCAGTGTGAAATGTCGGTCTTATGAAAGGATATGGCCTTGTGCCTCTCCTTGATATTGCATAAGCCACAGCCCACGCAAGCTTTTTATCGCCGAGTTTCCTTTGGGCCCATCCTTCCAATTCTTCAACTGGAGGGAAGTGAGGCGGAGTTCCGAACTCCACATACTTGCCGTGTTCTGCCATACTGATAACAATTGTATGGTCCTTGACTTCTGCTCTAATACTGGATTGTAGCAAACCAGTATCTTTTCCGTGCTCTCTAGTGAGCCTATCCTTTAATGCTTCCTGCACTTGCAGTGCAATTCCCTGCAATGCCGTGTTGAATTTTTTCTCGAAATCATCTTTGTCAATCTCAATTATCATCTTCATTCATTGATTAAAAATAAATTGCAAGCAGTATAGACCATAGTCGTGCCGGACCCTGTGCTATCAAATACGCCAGGTACATCAAACGCTTCTTGAACCCTATAATCTTCGCCATCAGCCGTGATTTTGTCATTTTTCTTAACTCCGTCTGCAATTTTTGCAAGCATTACAGCATCTCCTTGTTCTAGGAATCCTGCCTTGGCATAATCCCAGGTTTGGTTGTACTTCATAAAGTACGCCTTGATAGCACCAGGGGTTCCATCAGTCAGTGTTTCCTGTCCTGAAACATTGCTTATTGTTTGGGTTACAGGAGTATGCGTGACTTGCCTTCCTGCATAATTGTCAAGGATTTGGTTGAAATCCTCGACTGTCAATACATTCTGAACCATTGAACATTCTCCTTATACTGCATCTGATAGCGTGACTATGAACCTGAACTGCTTTGAAACTCCTCCTGCAGCTATGACAATCTTCATCTTGCCTGTCACAAAGATTTTATCTCCAAAGTTGACAAAAGCAGCACCATCTGAAACCTTGTTGCACTCAGCCCTTGGCTGGAATGTTACATCAGCAACTCCAAGATTTGCCTTGGTCATAACAGCAGTTGAAACAGTGCCATCCTCATTTGTGACAACAATGTCTGCTCCTGTATCTCCATCAATGTAATCCATCACAATCTTCTCAATAAATCCTACTTCTGAACTAGGAGCTTCAAGTGTCAAAGCTCCTGCTCCATCACAAGTTCCTTTTAATTCGATTATTTTCATTTTTGCATCCTCCTTATTCTCCAAGTGATTCCCTGCAGACAGCCCAAGCAGATTCCTCCTTGGTTCTGCCTTTCTTAGGTGTGAATTTTGGGTCTGCAACAAGTTGTCTTACACAGCTCTCTAGCTTTGCACTCTTGACCTCTTGAGTATACTTCATACCGATACTATCCAAGGGTCCCTTAATTTCAGTTTTTTTCTTTTGACAAGGCATTGTTCTCACCCGAATAATGTAAATGGTCTGTAGCTTGAAAAGACCCTGAAGTCTGCTCCAAGCTGTCCTCCAGTTCCAGCTCCATAAACTATTCCTCTAGCTTCGTTTTGAAGTTGTTCTACAGCGCTCCTAATATTGACATAAGGTTCTCCTTTGCTTGCAGTTAATCCTCCAGGCAATGAAACTGCTGTGAAGTCATTGTATGTTCCTGCAATCTGCGCCGTCAAAGTTCTGATTCCAGATATGCAAATGCACAACCTCTTGATTATCTTTGGCAATGGATACACTCCATAAATGTAATCCATATCAACAAGCTGATAATTATTGTCAGCAAACCAGCTCACTTCAGAATCGCTAGTCAGCACAAGCCTTCCTGATTCCTTGTACTGCACAACATTAGCAGGAGTTACAGCAATGCTGTCAATCTCCAGGGCAATCAAGTTAATCAATGGCTGGTACACAACAAATTGTTCCTTGGTTCCGCTTCCATCAACACTTTCACTCCTGTAGCCAAGCTTTGTAATCCTGTACTTGCTTGTCGCATCAGGAACCGTTGTCATAGCTGGAGCAAAGGTAAGCTTTGTCGCTGTGTTAGATGTGATTTCAGCATACTGACCCTGACCTAGACCATCATAAATCCAGACAATGAATCCAATCCATTCATCTACTGTCCAAGTCTTTCCTGTTTGAGAAAGCGTAGTGCTAGAATAATCTCCATCTGCTATGCCACTATCTCCAATAGCTCCGAACTTTGTCTTGTAGATGTTTTCTATTTCTTCTTCGGATTGCTCAATGAAACTCTCAATTTCTGAATCAGAGACTGGAGCTCCAGTTGTGGGGAAGTTAATGGCACCCTTGACTTCAGCAACAGTGCAATAACTTATAGCCATTTACTTCCTCTTTTTCTTCTCTTCCTTCGGAGCTTCTTCCTTTGCCTCAACTTTCTTAGGCTTGTTCTTCAGAGAATGACAAGACAAAAAACCTTTCTCATCCTGCTTAATCTCATAGTCAACACCTAATTTCAGCTCAGGCTCAACCTCTTTTATTTCTTGAATAGCTTTCAGTGCCATCTTTGTTTCCTCCAGCTGATATACAGCTTTATTTTTTATCAATCAAAAAAAATAAAAAAAGTGGGCTTTACTTCCTGCCCATTACATAGATTGTCCTTGCCTCATTGTCAGTTGCGCCTGGAATTGTTAAAACTCCAGCAGTTGAAATAGTTGCCACTGGAAGCCATCCATCTGTTGCTGCCTGACAAGAAGCGCTTACAATCTCATTCCCATCCAGAATTGAACTGATGTCTATTGTGTCTGCATCATCAGCCGTAGCTGGTGTTACAATCTTATAGACATTGAATCCTGATTGTGGGGTTTGTGTGACTGTGCAGTCACCGATTAGTATTGCTGCCATTTTCTTTCATCCTCCTTAGTTGTACAGTATCTGAAGTGTTTTTGCTCCAGTTGTTGCGCTAGTCATAGTCACAACATTTCCGCTGACAGTGTGTGTCTCAAATGCTCCTGTTGTATCATCAATTATGGACAATACCTGAACAGACTTTGCACCAAGTACAGTAACTGTATCATTTTGAGCGGCTTTTGCGACGCTGTCAATCAGCCCAAGCTTTCTGCCCTTCAAATCAGCACCAGCCTGTGGCAAGATTTCTTCAGCGCTTACATTTACGTTTGTCATCTTGTTTCCCTCCTTGGTTTAATAAGGAAAAAATAATAAAAAAAATAATTCCTTACGCACTGATTTCAGTGATAGACGAGCAGAACGCTGTGTTCTTTATCAGGAAAACCTCATAAAGCTTCAGCATAAACTTCTCACTATCATTCACCATTGCGAGCTCCTGGTATGTCAAGTCCTGCAGAACCCTCATCTCTACGATGCTCATATCAAGGAAGTAAATTGCTTTGCTTCCAGATACATTGCTCATAAACATTGAAGGTATTACCGGAACCTGTCCAACCATTGTGTTCAACACAATTGTTGAGAATCCCCAGAAAACCTGCTGTGTAGGCTGTAGATATCCTATCTTTGCCGTCAACAGTCCAAGCATATCTGTGAATACTCCTGATGAGCAAACAGCCATATTGGGCCTTCCACCATCATCAAAAGCATACTGGATTGCGGTGTCTATATCGTCTAGAGCCATTGCAGTTGTGTTCTTGTCAACTGTGTTGGTTGCTCCCATCTGTATGATGATTCCATCAAACTCATTCGCATCAGAAGATATGCTTCCATTCACAATGAGATTCTCTTCCAGCTCCCTGATAGCTCTTGTCTGTATCAGGATTTCAAGCTGTTTCGTATTCATTGCGCCTGCATCCGTGAAGTTTCCAACAGCTCCTCCCTGAGGCTGTAGTCCTCCAAGAATCCAAGAAGGCATAGCAGCAGTTGCAGGTCCTGTAACCCTTCCAACAGCGTACAAGAACTTAATCTGCTTGCTTACCCTATCGAATGTGTTGTCTCTTTCTACAAGAGGTCCATCTTCAGGAGCTACGAATCCGCCTCCCTTTGCAGTGACCTGGTTGAAGTCAGCATACATTCCCTAGTTTGTTACCCTAGGAATAAGCTCAACAAGAGGTGTATTCTTCCTTGTTGTGTCTATAACTCTTGGGTCAACGAAAATAGGGACCATAGCGTAACCAGCTGTTCCAGCTCCGCCTGCAGTTGTTGAAAGTGCTTTCATACCGATTAGAGCGAAATCATTCAACTGTCCTCTCAAATCGACATCGTACTTTATTTCCTTTACACTTTTTACATCAACTTTGACGTAAGGTGTCTTGTGTGGCAGATTTCCGAAGGACTGAGCGTAAGCTCCTCCATCATTGAATCCTGCTCCGATTGATTTTGTTTCAGCCATTTTCTTTCCTCCTTATCTTATGCTTGCAAGTAGTGACAGTGCCACTGACTTGGTATCAGGCTGTGCAGGTGTAGGTGACTTGAATACATCGTGCTTCTTGATATCCTTCAATTCCTTTTCCTGTGCCTCTGTTTTCTCCCTAAGAGCTTTCAGCTCTTCAGCCATCTCCTTTATCTTAGGGTCCTCTGCTTTTGTATCAGCAGGAGCGTCCTTTGGTGCGTCTGCAGGAGCATCTGCTGGTGCGTCCTTTGGAGCATCTTTATCTGCATCTGCAGGAACGTCTGCTGGTGCATCTTTAGGAACGTCTGCGTCTGCTGGTGCGTCTGCAGGAGCATCCTTCTTATTTTTATCCTTTGTTTCCATTTTCTTAGCCTCCTTAGATTTCTGGTCAATATGACCACATTTAGGACATTTAATTGTGTCCATTTCATTAATAGCCTTCATCATCACTGCCTTCATTCCATAATCAGTCATCACAGCACTTTGGTTCACTGGAGTTCCTGTGAGAGCAACATTCAACAACTGCAAATCCTCAATAAGCCTGACTTCAGTGTCGCCAATTGTTTTCACAACACACTTCAGTGGTTTGAAAGCAATCGAAAAAGCCTTAATGAATCCGTCCTTAATGCTTCCCCACATATTTTCAAATTTTGGGCTGTTCTTATTGAGCTCTGCCTTGACCCATAGACCTCTATCATCAATTTTTGCATCAACAATTTTGCCTACAGGAAGAATTGTGTTGTCATCTCTCCAAGCTTCGTGCTCGTAGTCCAGCATTATGTCGCTGGTATTTATTTGATACAACATACTCTTCAGAGCGTTTGGCGTTACAATATCATTGTATAGGTCAATCTCAGGAACAGAAATGTATCCTGTGACA